TTGCAGAAGGTGTTGGGGCTGCCAGTGGTGACAGCGCCGCCATGGGAGCCTGAATCGCCGATGCGGATCAGGTCGGCCATGGTCAGGGGTTGAGGTGGATGGCAGAGCCAGTGATGCTTACCTGCCCCTGGGCCTCGACGGTTACGGCGCCGCTGGCCTCGATGCTGGCGGAGCCGGTGCGGATCACCACGCTGCCGGTGCTGGCCGTGGTGTCGATCGTGAGGGTGTGGTTGTCGCTGTCGTGCTCGACCACGGTGCCGTCGCTGTAGGTGCGGCGATGGAGCGCTGCGCGGTCGCCGTTGGCGTTGCCATCGGAGAACATGCCTGGGATAGCGACGCCGTTGGCGAGCTCCCCGGACGGGGCCAGGAGCATCACCACCTCGCCGACTGTTGGCGGATCCCACACCACGTCTGCGCCAGCGCGGGGTGTGAACCATGGCACCCAGTCGCTGCGAAGCGCACCGTCTTGCATGTCGACGCGGACGGCGGGGAACCCTGCTGTTTCGCCGGTGTAGTCGACCTCGGCGACGACGCCATAGCGGGCGAGGTTGTTCAGCCGGCGGGAATGGTCGGTTGCTTCTGCGCTGCCGACGCCGCTGGTGGTCTGGTCGCTGCGGTTAACGCCCAGCATTGGCTTTCCAGAGGTAGCGCACAACGCCGGGGATGCTGGCGGCATGGGGGGTGCTGTCGAGCTGATCAGCGATGAGCAGCTGCGCGGCGAGCATGTGGATGCCGTGGCGGATGGGGTGCGGCTCGTTGCCGGTGATGGGCCGGCCGATGTAGACCGCGGCCGCCTGGGTGGCGAGGTCGAGGCCTTGCTGGAGGCGCGCGCAGTCCGGCTGCTCCAGGGTCATGAAGGCGGCCAGGCTGTCGACGTTCAGCGGGAGGTCTTCGATGTAGGCCTCGTTGCGTTCGATGGTGGCCGGGTCGTCAGCCTGAAACTGACCGGCAGTGGTGCGAGCGCGCTTGCGGGTGGGGGCCATGGTTGATCGATGTCAGGCGATGTCCTCGATCGCTGCTTCCAGCACATGAAGGTTGTGGTCGTGGTCGTTGCTGGTCAGGCGTGCGCCCTTGACCAGTCGCCGGATCAGATTCAGCGGCATGAGGCAACGACCCCCTTCCTCAGCAGTTTAGTTGATCGGCTCTTGGTCAGAGAACAGCTCCGCCGTGCCGATCGGGCAGGCCTCGCCGGTGTTGTCGGCCGGGCAACCCGGCATGACCTGGCCACCAGGATAGGCGCCAGACCGCATGATGTCGTCAGCATCAAGGTCGACGTAGGGATCGCTGCAGGCGCGGTAGGGCGTCATGTAATCCACGCTGTAGCGCAGGGTGAGCACCGATGTGGCCAGGCTGCCATCGAACTCTGGGTCCGCCATGTCCGAGTCAACCAGGAAGGCGTTCGTCGACTCGAAGCCTGGGATGATCCAGGCCTGGAGGGCAGCCTCAACCTGGTTGGCGATCGCGCCCAGGTCGGCGTCGAGATCATCGAACGACTGCGCGACGATCTGCACCGCGACCATGCAGCGGCGCTCCTCGAAGCCGTTCCACCCTGATGGGCTGCGACGCAGGATCTTCTCCGGCTCGCGCGTGTGAATGATGATCGCCGGCAGTGTCGGCTGCTCATCTTCCAGCGGCATCAGCCGGACGGTGTGGACGCGCTCCTCGGCGAGGGTGGCGTTCAGCAACTGGTTGCGGAATGCGGCGCGGAGCTCGGTGCGTCTTGAGGTCATGGGTGGGGCGTTGTAGTCGGGGACACTACGGGGGGTTAGAGGGCTATGCGGCGAAAGGCGCGAACTGCGTTAACAATTATTTTATTATCGGCACTCTGAAAGCCAGCACCCATGTTAAAAAGCCATGCCGTAGTTGCAGTCGCCTCGGTAGACGAACAGTGGGTAAAAACAGTAAACGCTTGAAAAGATGTATTAAAGTTTGCCACGCCTGTCCGCGCAGGAATTGATGATGTATTATTGCTCTTTGGAGGTACAGAGTAAATGTTGGCACCCCACGATGTATTATTTGCTGCAGTCGAGGGCTTGAGGTTAAAATACGCTATATCCCACTCGAAACGACTTGCAAGGTACCAATCCGTAAATCCACCAATACTAAGATCGACACAAAATTTGGCTGCAGGATGATTATTTATACCGGCTGCCACCATGGCAGCAGTGTTTGCGGCACCATCAAATGGGCTATTCGTGCCGGCGGTGGCGGTGGTTGCTGTCTTCCAACTCAAGGACGTCGTTAGTGGATAACTTGACCCAGTAGCTCCACTCTCCCTAGGCGCCACAATCAGCGCATGAGTTGGGTTGCCGTTAGCAGTGTGGCTGATCAGGCCGGCAAAGTATCCGCCACCAACAGGCAGGCCGATGTTGGCGGGGTTGAGGAAGTCGAATGCAGCCGCCCTCCGTCTCTGAACAATCAGCATCCGATTCCCTCCTGCATAAGGCCCCCTGCGCCACTCATGCTGGCAGCTCATTGATCCATCCAGCAGAGAGGTCAAACGGCTGGCCTGCCTCGATCTGCTGGCGCAGTTCTTTCGCCCGCTCTATGTTGCCGTAGCCCGCCTCGACCAGCGCCTGATGTCGCTGCAGTAGGTCGATCATGGTGGCCGTTGCCGTGCCCTCCTGATCCCGCCGGATCGCCTCCGCCAGCAGCACGGCCAGCATTGGATCTTCGTTGCTCGGATACAGCCTGGCGTTAGCCTGCAGCCTCGCGGCCTCAACCTGATTGAGCAGCTCCTCATCTGGCCGGCGCAGCACCTCCAACGTCTCTTCCCATGTCCCAGCAGGGCCGCCGACCTTCGGGTTCGGATAGTCCACAGGGCCCCAGCTGGCCACCTCGTAGAAAATCTGAGAGTCGTACTCGCGCACCTGAGGTTCGCGCCTCAAGTAGAACTTGATCTGGGTGCCGTCGTAGGGCAGACCGAAAAGGTTGGGCCACCTGGCGCCGGCTGGGTTGGTGGGCACATTGTTCCTCATCGGCACAAACAGATCGACGCTTTGGCCCTCGCGCGGGCCTTGCTCGTCGTAGTACCGAATGCCGGTGTCGAGATTGGTCTTGATGGTGTCAGTCATGGTTAGACAGCAGAACGGGTAAACAGAAATTGAGCGAAGAGGCCTTGGGCGCCAGTGCCCACGCCGATCAGATCGACGCCGATCCGATCACCAGCGGTGAATGTTCCGCCGGTGATGTTGGCCGACACGTCAACCAGGCTGGCGCCTGATGCCAGCGTGGCATTGCCCGTCAGCACGCTCGTCTTCACGCCCGCCGCCGTTCGGCGGTAGGCGTTGAACGTCGTGCTGCTGCTGCCGGTGGTGTCGATGTGAGAGCCAAACCGCACGGCCGTCAGAGTGAAGTTGCCAGACGGTACTGGCACCGGCACCTCGGCATAGTTGGTGCCAGCCGTTGCGGTCTCGCCACGGTTGCTGATCACCAGTACGATGCCGTCGCCAATAGCCGGCAGATCAGCGCCGACCAAGGCCCGCCCAGCTGCTGGAGCTGCAGCGCCAGATGGGGGGCCAGCGAAGACCTGGTTGGCCTGGAGCGTGGGGGTGGGGCCAGGAATGCCCTGTTCGCCCTGAGGCCCTGTCGCGCCGGTCGCACCAGCAGGGCCCTGGGGGCCCTGGGGGCCAGTTGGTCCGGCCGAGCCTGCGGGTCCAGCAGGGCCGGTGTCGCCCGTGTCCCCCTTGATGCCCTGAATGCCTTGCGGACCTTGCGGCCCTGCCGGGCCTGCAGGGCCGGTCGCGCCAACAGGCCCCGTGTCGCCGGTATCACCCTTCGGTCCTTGTGGGCCTGTTGCGCCAGGCGCGCCTGCAGGGCCCTGGGGCCCCGTGTCGCCTGTGTCCCCCTTCGCGCCCTGGGGCCCAGCAGGGCCGGTTGCTCCTGCAGGCCCCTGAGGCCCAGCAGGGCCGGTAGGGCCGGCCGGGCCTTGCGGGCCTGCGGGACCGGTTGGGCCAGCAGGGCCAGGCGTGAGCTCGATGTCCTCGATCGCTTCGTCCAGCGCTGTCAGCGTGTCCCGCAGCTGCTGGCCGCTGAACGGTAGGGGTGGAATCGTCGTCATGCTCCCGCCGTGATGATCGTGTTCGCTCGAATGATCGTCTCTGCGTAGATCATCCCAATGCTGTCCGCCGCACCCACTCGATGCAGCATCAGCAGCCACCCGTTGTGGCCATCAGGCTGGGGATCACGCACCTGGAACACACTCCCCGCCACCTCCACTGTGTCGCCCTGTCTGGGCTTGAACAGCAGATCCTCGAAGTTCACCAGCAACACCGGCTGCGTGCTGTTCACACGCACGCCGGTCTCTGGATCCAACCCAACATGCGAGGCCTGAAACACACCCCTGGCTCCCTTGACCTGCCCCGACCTGGTGTAGGTGATGGGTTCCCCCATCACCCGCACCACAGCCCTGAGCGCCCTGTTCGCCAGGTCGTTCAGCATCAGTCGAGCCGCACGCGCGCGACCGCGTCCGTGGTGGCCTTCGCCACCAGGAACAGACCGATCCGGGTGTTGCTGGTGCTCACCGGCGTCACCCGACGCGCACCGCTGGCGTTGTCCCAGTAGGCAATCGCACCCTGCGCCGCATCGGTGCCGGCGCCAGTTGCAGCGGTCAGGTCGTACACGCTCTCGGTGTCGATGTTCACCACATCGCCCTGCGCGCCATCCACGACGCACACACCAAACAGCGAGCCGACCAGCACACCCTCGCCCGCCTTGCGGGCGTAGGGCAGGGTCACTTCGACGTAGCGACCCTCTTGCACGTGGTTCTTCATGGATCAATCCTCAGAGAATGGTTGGTTGAGAGGGCCAGGATCACTGGCCAGTGGAGCGGTAGAAGCCCTGGTGCTGGCTCACCATGCAGCCCCAGTCGTGGCGCAGGTAGGTCGTGATCCCGTCAGGATCGCGCTTGATCTCCGACTCGATCGTCGGCCCTGCTTCGCCCTCCAGGTAGCCGTAGACCAGCTTGTCCACGCCGGGGTAGTTGCCCACGATGTACCACTGGCTGGTGCTGCTCGCATCCAGGCGCGGCTCAACGATCTTCTGCAGGTAGCCCGAGAAGATGTTGACGTTGCTGGTCTGGTTGGGAACGATCGTGGTGTTGAACTTGTCGAACGCCGTCTCCAGCGTGGTCGGCAGCAGGATGTACTGCGGCACCACGTACAGCGGGTTCTTGCCGGTGAAGTCCTTCTGGTTGCGCATCTTCTGACGCGCCTCCGAGATGGAGGTCTCACCGATCGCGCCGGTGCCGGTGTTGTTGTGGCTGGCGTGGAACAGGGCCAGGCCGTCGCTCATGCACTTGGCGTTGCCAGTGATCAGCCCCCACATCTGGTTCGCCTCGAACACCGAGACGCCACGGGCCAGCACCTGCACAGCGCGGGTGATGTAGCCCAGGTTGTCGTTGATGATCAGCCGGCGGCCAATGATCAGCTTCTTCCCGTACTCGCTCAGGAACCAGGAGCCCTGTTGCTCCTGCAGCGTTCCGGCCTTGTACTCCCCGCCCTCGCGGATCTCTTCGGGCAGCATCTGGCCGCCCACCTCGATCTCCTTCATCTCGCGGAAGTCGGGCAGGTTGCGCTGCTCCGCCAGCGGCCGCCAGGTCTGCACCTCCTCGGCATAGGCCGCCTTCAGCGACACGCGCTGGATGCTGGCCATCAGCAGCGGGAAGTCGCTGGTGCTGTGCATCGCACGCACCGCGATCTCGCTCTTGTCCATCCCGCGGTGGCTGACGCCGGCCAGCTCCAGGGACTCGCGGGCCATGTCGAGCAGGGTGCTGCCCCGATACTCGCGGCTGCCGGGCGCCTGGTCAGGGGTGGCCAGGTTGGCGCGCACCTTCAGGTGGTCGAGCTTGGCGTCGAAGCGCTTCTGCCCGTGGTCCTGGGTCACCTCGACGCGGGTCTGCGCCGGGGTGTTGCGCTGCTCAGCGGCCTGCGCGTCGATCAGCTGCATCCGGGCCTCGTCAAGCGCCACGCCATCGGCGATCAGCTTGTGCGCCAGATCCTCGCTCGCCTGCAGCTTGCGGGCGGCGTCGAGGATGCCGGCGGCGCGGCGGCGCTCTTCAGCGCGCACCTCGTCGGCGTTCACCACAGACACGGCCATGCTGAGCTCGCTGCGGGTTTCAATCTTCTGCTCGGGCGCAGCCTCAGCGGCCGTCGCCCCCTGGTTCAGTTCGTCCACGGATCTCTCCTGGGGTTGGGTGGGGGTGGGCTCGTCTGAGCGCACCTGGGCCCCGGCATCGGCCGGGATCGGGACCAGCGAGAGCTCATACGGCTCCCAGTCCACTGCGCGCTCAACCGGCACTGCGCCGGTCTCATCACGCTCCGTCTTGTGGACCTTGTAGCCCACAGACACGTTGCGGTAGATGCCGTCTCGCACATCCTGGAAGATGGGCTCCACGTCATCTCGCCGGCTGAACTTCACCAGGGCGCGGCCCTCGCTCCCATCCAGCCAGGCGCGCTGCACGACGCCGATCTGGCTGCGCAGCGAAAACGAGTCGTGTGCATCGAGCAGTGGTGCGCCCCGGTTCAGGCGCTCCATCCGCACAGCGCCAGGCGCCATGCTCAGCTCCTCGATGTAGTCGCCACGAGACCAGCTCGCACGACGCACCTGAGCGCCGGTTGACCAGACCAGCTCAACAGTTCGCTCCTCGACGTTGACCGTCTCGGGGGCGAACATTGCCCGGGTCTGTAGGAGACCGTCGCTCATGTGCACTCCTTCGTCCTCTCGATTCTAGGGTCAGCCTGCAGCAGGAGCCCTGGGCGCTGCTGGCGCTGGTGGTTGCTCCGCCTCCGCAGGCGGTTCGCCCGTCGGCGGCAGGGTCGAACCCAGTGGTCGCACCTGCGTCAGGCCGGCGGCGCTCACCTTCCGCGGGTCGGTGTCGAGCACGATGCCCGCTGCATCAAGCTGGCCGTTCCACTCCTGCAGCTGCCGCAGCACCTCATCCGGCTCATAGCCATCGGCGCGGATCGCTTCTTGCGGCGGCAGCAGGCCCGCGCGCACGCGGGAGATCGTGCTGTTCGTCTCGCTCTGCGGGTCGTAGAGCTCACGACGCGGCGGCGTCCAGTCCGCGCTCAGCCCATCGGTGGCGATGCCCACCGCCGAGGCCTGCGTCGACCACCAGCTCCAGATCCGGTCGAACACCATCGGCGCCAGAACCTGCCAGGTGTCGCTCATCAGCCGACGCTGGAAGCCGATCCATCCCATCCGCCCCTGCGTGAAGCTGCCGCCCGAGTAGTCGCCCGTCAGCTCCTCGTAGGTGATGCCGATCCCCGCCGCGATCTCCAGCAGGTAGGTCTTGATCACACGGTCGATCTCGCCCGCCGCCGGTGGGTTGATCGTCCTGATGTCCTGGCCGGGGCCCAGCCGCACAATCCCGCCCGGTTCGATCCGATCGCCGATCGTCGACTTCTGGTCGCTCGTGCTATCCAGGTCCACCACCGCAGCGGCCAGGCAGGCCGCCACCTTCTCCTTCATCAGCCGGGCATCGAGCAGATCGCCCAGGTCCTTCAGCCGCACCATCACCGGCGCCAGGCAGCTCACGCCTCGCGTCATCCCAGGACGCTCTGGCGTGAACAGGTGGATGATCTGCTCCGCCGGCACCGTGTTGCTCA